TTATAAACTTACCATACTATAATAATGGTAACACAAAACGATATGCAGTTGATAAAGACAACAACAAATTAGATATAGAAAAATTTATAGAAGTTGCTAACCAAAGTAAAATTGGTAAATTAGATTTAGAAAAATTAGTTGATGAGACATACAAAAATATCTTAGTAGGTACAGATCCAGAGTTTGAAGATGGTCCACCATGTTTAGCTTTATGTTCTAAAAGAAAATTAGATGATGGCAGAGATAGGTTTATGTACAATTACATGGTCTTTGCTAAAAAAAAATACAAAGACAAATGGCCAGATCAAGTTGCAAAAGCAAACTACAGTTATTTAGAAGACCCATGGGATAAAACAAAATTAGATTCTAAGATAACTGCATGGAAAAAAGATACTGCAGGTCATACTTGTTATGAAGATCCAATACAAAGCAAGTGTATGCGTACACTTTGTTTCTCAAGACCGTTTGGTGTTAAATCTGATAGTATCACAATGTTTCCAGATATTACAGACTTTGAGATTATAATGTATGCAGAACCAGAATATAGATTTAATGTTGTATTACCAGATGGAACTAAAGAAGGGGTTGTTGCAAACCACAGAAGACTGATAACAAAACAAACAGAGTTATTAGATTTGATATGGGAACAGACAGGTATATATCACGAGCCATTAAAACCAAAAGACTTTAGAGCAAAACTAACAGAACTTAGAAAAGGTTCTACTAAGATATCACCGCCAGCAGGCACACAAATAGAAGATAGATTAAATGAAGAGTTGTATCAATATTGTGTCAATGGTCCAAGAGCTAAACAAAGAATACAGATAAACAGTGGATCTTGTTTAACAGAAGAAGGTCATCACTTCTTTAGATTTAATTCTTTCATAGATCATCTAGGATCTAGTTGGAAAATACCAGAAGAAAGAATAGCACAAAAACTAAAAGATAAATGTTTGGTTGAGTTTAATCATTCACTGAATGTAGATGGTAAAACAATTAAGGTTTGTAGACTAAAACAATTACACATCGATAAGATAGAATACAAACCAGTTGAGCGAAAAGAGAGTAACTATTAATGAGATATAAAGTAGTAGGTCCACCAGGAACAGGTAAGACAAGAAGACTGTTAAACGAAGTACAAAAGTATGTGGACAAAGGCACGCCACTAAATCGTATAGGTTACTTTGCTTTTACTCGTAAAGCTGCAGGTGAAGCAAGAGATAGATTTTTAAAAGTAAAAACAGAACTAACAAAAAAAGATATAAAATACTTTCAAACATTACACTCGCTAGCTTTTAATAGACTAGGTCTTAAAGAAGAAAACGTCATGCAGGATCTTAATTACAAAGCTATCGGTGATACTTGTGGCATACAGATAAAATATGCATCTTATGAAACTAACAATTGGAATGGTATATTTTCATCAGATAGTGAATATCTAGGATTAATAAACTTAGCAAGAGTAAAACAGATACCTGTGTTGGATCAATTAGATCTAAACGAACACCTATCTAAAATTGAAAGAAACAAATTAGATGCAATAGAAAAAGAAATTAACAACTATAAAAAAGTGTATGGTCTTATTGACTTTACAGACATGATACAGAAATTTTTAGATACAAAAGATATACCAGAGTTTGATGTTATATTTGTAGATGAAGCACAGGATTTATCACTAATACAATGGTCCATGATAAATAAAATAGAACAAGATACAAAGTGTGATGTGTGGGTAGCAGGAGATGATGACCAGGCTATATTTGGTTGGGCTGGTGCAGATGTTGATTCTTTTATTGATTATGATGCAACAGAGATACCTCTCACAAAATCTGAAAGAGTGCCGAGTAGTATACAAAAAATAGCATTAGATGTCATCGATAGAATACAAGATAATAGGATTGACAAAGAATATTTTCCAAAGTCTGAATCTGGTGAGATATATGAAAGATATAAATTATCAGACATAGATATGTCTACAGGTGATTGGTTAATATTAACTAGAACTAAATCATTATTAAGACCAATACCAACTTATTTAAAAAAGAAAGGTTTATTTTTTAATACAGCGCAAGGAAATAGTGTTGGTAAAAGTTTGTATGAAGATATACAATACTGGTCGCAATTACAGAAAAAAATTACTCTTCCTGACATACAAGTACAAAGAATTAAAGAAAGAATAAAAGGTCCCATGAATCTATCATTAAAATGGTATGATGCATTTAACAATGTATCTGACAGTCAGATAACATACATGAAACTATTGTTACTTAACAATGAAGATCCAACAAAAGAAGCAAGAATAAAAGTATCCACCATACATGGTGCAAAAGGTGGTGAAGCAACTAATGTTGTTTTGTTTTTAAATCACACAGCAAACACATTGAAAGGAGCAAAAAAATCTGTGTACAAACAAGATGAAGAATATCGTGTTTGGTATGTAGGTATTACAAGAACTATGAAAAATTTATATTTAATAAAATCACAAAACAAATCTAAGGAGTTTAAGATATGAGGTGTGTATATATTATTTGTGAAAAAGAAAAAAAATTTACAAATAAAAAAAACAAATGTAATGCTTTATATATTGGTGAGTCTAAAGATTTTGAAAAAAGAAAAAAAACACATGAAAGAAATGAAATTTATGAAAGACTTGAAATAGAACTTTCTACCAAAATTATGTTAAAGCCTTTAGAAAAAAATTCTGTTGTTAAAAATATAAAGTACAGACTTATAAAATCTTTTAATTTTAAAAATGATGATTATAGAAAAGAAGTAGAAGGCTACCTTATTAAAAGACTTAATCCATTATTAAATAAATCTAAAAGAAAAGGTGCGTTTGAAAAAACTTTTAAAAAATTTAAAAAATCTTTTTTAACTTGGACAGATTATGAAAATGAGTATAAAGAATATTTTTTTGAATGGTATGACGATAGAACAGATATAGGCAATACCGAAACTATTTACCATTGTAGAAAGAGAAAATGGTTTTCTAGATACAGTTCGTTAGGACAAGAAGCGATAGAAATAAATAGTGAGAAAAAATTTAAAAATTGGAAATGGAAAAACAAACTGCATCTTAAATTTGATTTATGGAGAACAGATAAGAAAAAATGGAAAGAAGAACTAAAATATGATTAATGAACCAACAGCAGATTTATTTTTATTATCAATGTTAACATTTTATTTTTTAAATAAAATATATATAGGAGTTTAAAATATGAGTGACGATCCATACAAGAAACAAGTGTCCGGTACACATTATATGTACATGGAAATACAGCCGGCAGAGTTTATAAACAAGAATAAATTGCTTTTTGCAGAAGGTAATGCTATAAAATACATATGCAGACACTCTTACAAAGGCGGAGTAGAAGACATAGATAAAGCTATACATTATTTAGAAATGATTAAGGAAAGAGATTACAAATGATATTTAAAGCACAGACAGAGTGGGTTAAACCTACAGAGTTTCCTGACTTAAGATTTTGTGATGAGATTGCAATTGATTTAGAAACACATGATCCAGATTTAAAAACTATGGGCTCAGGTTCTGTGGTTGGTAAAGGTAAAGTTGTAGGTATTGCAATTGCAACAGAAGGTTACGCAGGGTACTTTCCGTTTGATCACGAGGGTGGTGGTAACCTTGAAAAAAGTAAAGTAATTCAATGGTTTACAGATATTTGTAAGACTACATCTACAAAAATATTTCACAACGCAATGTACGATGTATCTTGGATTAGGTCTATGGGTATACAAATTAATGGAAGAATTGTTGATACTATGATTGCAGCATCTTTAGTAAATGAAAATAGATTTAGATATGATCTTGGATCTCTTGGTTGGGATTATTGTGGCCAAGGTAAAAATGAAACAGAATTAAACAACGCTGCAAAAGAATGGGGAGTTGATCCTAAAGCTGACATGTGGAAGTTACCATCAATGTATGTTGGTAATTATGCTGAACGTGATGCAGAGTTAACATTAGCATTGTGGAAAGTCATGCAAAAAGAAATAATAGATCAAGATCTTCAATCTATTTTTGATCTTGAGATAGATCTTTTTCCTTGTTTAGTTGATATGAGATTTCTTGGTGTGAGAGTTGATGTTCAAAAAGCTCATACAATGAAGCAACAATTAGCATCAGAAGAAAAAAAACTCCTGCAACAAGTAGAAAAAGAAACAGGAGTAGATACTCAAATATGGGCAGCAAGATCGATTGCCAAAGTTTTTGACAAATTAAATTTACCTTATGAACGAACGGCAAAAACACAGGCTCCTTCATTTACTAAAAATTTTCTCTCTACTCATGAGCATCCTTTAGTACAATGTATATCAAAAGCAAGAGAGATTAACAAGGCGCATACAACTTTTATAGATACAATTATTAAACACGAACACAATAGTAGGATTCATGCAGATATAAATCAAATTAGATCAGATACTGGTGGAACAGTAACGGGTAGATTTTCTTATAGTAATCCAAACCTACAACAAATTCCTGCTCGTAACAAAGACTTAGGTCCATTGATCAGATCCCTCTTTATACCTGAGTCTGGTTGCGAGTGGGGATGCTTTGACTACAGTCAACAAGAACCAAGACTTGTAGTTCATTATGCATCCCTTGATCAAGATACAAGTGTCTTTGGCGTTAAAGATTCTTATCTACAAGATGACGCTGACTTTCATACTATTGTTGCAAAGATGGCAGACATACCAAGAGATCAAGCGAAAGTAATTAATCTTGGTTTGTTTTATGGTATGGGTAAAGCTAAACTACAAGCAGAGCTCGGAGTATCAAAAGATAAAGCTGAAGAATTATTTTCTATTTATCACGAAAGAGTTCCGTTTGTTAAAAGTTTAACAAGATCTGTATCTAACAGAGCACAACAACGTGGACAGATAAGAACTTTACTTGGCAGACTATGCAGGTTTCACCTATGGGAACCTAATCAATTTGGTATACACAAAGCCCTACCGTTTGACCAAGCCCGCCAGGAATATGGAGCAGGCATCAAGCGTGCTTATACTTACAAAGCTTTAAATAAATTAATTCAAGGTAGCGCTGCAGATATGACTAAAAAATCTATGTTAGAATTATATAAGGAGGGCATTGTTGCGCACATACAAGTACACGATGAACTAGATATATCTGTAGAAGATGATATAAAAGCTAAACGTATAAAAGAGATTATGGAATCCGCAGTTGAATTAGAGATACCTAATAAAGTAGATTTTGAAAAAGGTGCAAACTGGGGGGACATAAAATGAGGATTAATTATGGCTTACTTAAATTCAAATATACCAGCAACTTATGCACAAATAAGGAGAGAATATTTATATGACTGTAAAAAACATCATGGAGAAGTTGAAGATTGTATTATTTTCGGTATTAGCTCTATTGCAGGCAGTGCTATTTTATTTCATGCGATTATGGAGAATGGCGCTATCTTTTATCGTCTCCCGATTTCTGCCTTCATTCAGAGAGGATTTAGACCGGAAGATGTTCCTAAACGTAGACTTGATGAACTTCAGCTTTGGAATTGTTTTAG